TTGTGTTTAAATTGTTTACGTGTATAGCATCTGAAGCTTCGTAGTAAATATCTAATTCGATGTTCTCTTTAGGCTCAGTTTCAAATATTGCAGGGTTCTTGGAAGATAATATATTGTTATCATCAGATATTAACTCTTCAACAATTTCTACACCTGTTACTGTACCAAAACCACTTTCAAATTTTCTATCTAATGTACATCTTACTTGTTTCCTAGAGTTACTAGCTAATCTTCTTGTACCTCCAATACCTGTCCATCCTCTTCTGTGATATTCTACTGTAGAGTCTGTAATTGTATATACTTCACTTTTGTTTCCATTAGCATCAGTAAATCTAACTAAAGTATTAAAATTCGATAAATGATCATCTATTATAGGATGCGTTGCGCTACCTGTAGATATTGGTGAATCTCCTCCACCACTATATCCAGCCCATCCAATACCAAACCAGTTTGACTGCGCTATTGGTTTTCTTATATCGTTAATCCAATTGTTAGAGTAAGGAGCTTTTGTATCTGTAAAACCAAATCCTTGAGTTCCATCTCCAGGACCAGTATTAGCTATAGTGTTAGGAATATCAGCACTGTCTAATATACCGTATCTTGTTTCAGCAGATGAAAATGTTTTAATAATGTTATTGTTAAAATGAACATCTCTATTTATTTTAACAAAGAATCTACCTATAAATTCGGGCTTGTTATCAACAACTTTTTCTTTTACAAAAATTTCAAACGTACTACCTTGCACTATAGAATCTAAAAAGCTTTCTTCAAGAGGCTCTTTTATGGTAACTCTGTATACATCGTCTGTGCCTGTAGGTCCTCCTGATGTTATTTCATAGTTTCTTGTAACGTTACCTCCTGATTTTATACTTATTAAGTTTCCTGACTTAAAATCATTTCTAAAATTAGGATTACTATCGAAAGTAGGTCCGTCAAATTCAAACGTAAGTTGATCTACACCTGGAATAGAAGCCGCTCTAGCTTCTACATCAGCACTGGATATTGTTTTAATGCTTTCTTTTATATATAAAGGAGCTTCGTTAGATATATCTAAAACCTTGTATTTAGTATCAGAAGTTACAGCGTCATCACTATTGTGCTTCTTTTTTAAAAATAAATATGTATCTTCTTGTACTTTGTTTCTTTCAGAAGAAGGAAAAGAAAGCCAAACGTTACCATCTTCAGCTAAGTAAAATCTGTCTAAAGCTAAATTATAATATTCATTCGATGTTTCTTTTATAAAATATTTAAAGTGTGTTGCAAAACTTGGTGCTGATAGAAGATTTATTTTAGCAGTTAGTGCATTTTTTTTATTTGCAAATGAACCATCTAGTATTAAAGAGGAGTTAGGGCTTGTGAATACAGGTGTTTCTCTACCGTATTCATCTTTCCAAACTACACCTAATTGATATGTTCTTTTTGTTTTTATAGACTCTTCTGGAGAACCAGGAGATGTATGAGGTAAACTACTAAAGCTAAATTCCAGATTTAAAGTTTCGTCTACATTAAAGTTCTGTATGTAGTTACCGTATACTATTCTATTACCAACGCTTTCTTGAGCTTTTGCTCTTAAAGGCACGTTATCCCAAGGCCTTAATATTTGGTTAGCCTCTATAACTTTATGAATAAGTTCAGATTCAATCACTATCTCAGGGCTATCTAAAGGAACAGTATCAACACTATAAACTAGATTGTTGTTTGTTTCCTTATATAAAACCTCAATTTCAATAACGTCAGCTGGAGGCACTTCTAATCCATGTACTCTTACGTACCTTAAATTGTTAACCATTCCAGCATTATGCCCGTCTGAAGATTTATATTCAAAATTACCTGGAATAAAAACAGCTTGTGTAAATGGAGAAAATGTGGAGTATTGTCCGTCATTGTATTTCCATCTATATGCGAATCTTGGAAACTTATATTCAAACATTGCCCCATCTTCTTCTAAAACAACTTCCCATGTTAACGACTCATTCGGCAAGTCCGAAGGTATCGCTAATATAGTCGCTGTTATATTTGAAAATTGAATAGTACCAGAAGCTATCTGTAATACAACTTCAAATTCGTTTATGCTATTATCAGCATCTGCATATTCTGTTTTAAAAGAAAGTATATCGCCTACTTGGTAATTAGGCGGTTGGCTAAAAGAAACACTAACTGTGCTGCCGGAGGGTATGGATTGAAAATCAGGACCTCCATCTATCAGTTCTGTGAAGTTTTTAAATACAGACAATGTATTTATACCTGTTCCAGTTCCGGATCTCTTAGAGTCCTTCTTTTCAATTGATGGAGCAGTTAATGGAGACTTTTTAATAACAGTTGTATCTGCTTCTATGAAATCTCTACCATATATTTCTGTATGGTTAGCAAATCCGTTTGTAGATGCAGCTGAAGCTTCTCTAAATCTTTTTATGTTGATGCATTTAGGTTCGCTGTTATCATCTGTAAAGAATAATAAATCTTCTATGATATTAATACCAGTTATTAATTTATCTTTTGAAAAATTTAAAACGTTATTCTTATCAACTATAATAGGATTTACAACATTGATGCTTTGGTTATATTCTATAATTGCGTCTACAGTGTCTGAAGTTACAAACCAGTATATACATTCTGTTTTATCAAACCTAATTGATCCAATAGTTTTTGACTCGGGTGGTAATCCAAATATATCAAAACCACTTACTTGGTTGTTGTATTCCGTATATACTTGTGTATCAGCGTTATAAGCTCTGTTTATGATAGCTTTATTACCTAATATATTTTCTATAGCACCAACATCTCCATCTTCTGAGCTAGATACTTGTATATTCAAAGCATCTCTATACTCTCCGTTAGGAAGTAACCTTTCGTCAAGGTCCTTGTTCATTTTACCTGACGTAAATAACCTTTTCAATTCTGGCATACTCTAATGTTTTATTTGCTTAGATTTGTTTCGCATTACTTGCGCAATCTCTTCAATTTTAATATTTGATAATCTTATTTTTGCATTTCTTCTTGCAGCAGCGGCTTCTCTTTTAAATCTAGATACGATGTACTCTTGTGTATTTGCTCTAGTAGCTAAAATAGCGTGAGCAATATATTTGTAAATAGCTTCTTCTGCAAATTTATGCACAACCATTTCTTCGTCAGTACCTAAACCGTCTGAAATATATTTTAACGTAACGATTCTATTAACCATAGAAGAGTCAAAATATATAATGCCTTGCAAAGGATCTATATAAAATACACCATTAATCTGTGAATGTTCCGGGTTTAATCCATACCTTCTTCCAAACGTTGCCTCATTAAGCAAATCCCCATTATTTATATTTTTTATATAATCTTTACTATGACTTTCAGATGATTGAAATTTTTTTCTAGTTTCAGATTCATCAGCGGTTAGTATCTCTCCGTTTTGTTCGTCAAATAAATACTCCAGGTTATTGTCTTGAAGTATCGGCAATGGATTACTAGTCTTACTTGCCGGGTATATAATTCTTTCTATACCGCTTTGATCAGTCCAAGTTAGCTTAACGTAGTTAACGTAGTCCTTAGGTAATATAAAGCTTAAATTTGGTCCAATTTCAATTTCTTGAGACTTCATTGAAGGTAATAAATCAAAACTAAACTCTTGCAATGCTCTTTGTGCATGAAATGCTACATCAGTACGTTTTGCTTTTGATATTATTTTTTCTTCACCTACGTAAGATATTATGAAGTTATTGACTATATCTTTTAGGCTAGTAAATTGATAGTTCCCGTAATTTTCATCAAGACTATTCCAATTTCCATCTGGGCCTAAATAATATTGTTCATCTGTTTTATTTATTAAACCCATACGTTATGATTTTTGTTGTTGTACTTTTTGATTGTCTTCTTTGTCAAATACTTGGTAAACATCCAAGTTTCTTGTAGATATTCCAGCTAGCTCTAATATTTTAAACACTAATTCTACTTCTTCTGATTTATGCAGTTCAAAATTAACGGAGTTAGATGCATCGTATAAAGCTTCACCTAATACTGTACGGTAAGCCCAAGACACTTCTGCTGGGTTTTTAATATATTGTATATCTATTTTGTTTATATCTGTTATTTCGCTATCTCCATAAACTTTTATACCTTGAGATGTAGATATAAATATAGGTCTAATGTTTTTTGGTTTTGTTAGGGGAGATGAATTTATGTATAAAAATTCATTAGCGTTAATTCTTTCAGCTTCGATGCTTTCTGTAGATGTAACCCCGAATGCATCTGTTGTTTGATTTTTATATACAACAGAACCTAGTCGATACAAATCGCTAGGTAAAGAAAAATAAGATCCACTTCTAGAAACAAGTGGTCCTATAGTTTCAAATATATTTATTTTTTCATTTAGTAAGGTAAGCATATCTGAATACTCTGTACTGTTACCAGATATTCTTCCAAACTGGTTTATGTCATAGAAGTATTGTTCAAATAAATCCTGTTGTGCTTGATTAGCAAACAAATTAAATTCTTGTGGCGTTAAATAGCCTCTTTGTTCTTTATTAAGTATACCAAGTACTCTTTGGTAAACTGTATCTATGCTTACACTCATATTTTTTATTATTTATAATAGTTGAGCCACGATTACAGCAGCTCAACCACTATAATGTAACTTTAATTAAGTTTCTTTAAAATTGCTTTGTAAACTTCCATTCCTTCATCTGTCTTAAAGTAAGCAGCTAAAGCTGAATATGGATGCTCATCAAAAGGTACAGTCATTAATTTTCTATTAGAAGAACCGTAAGTGAATGTACGTTGGTCTGCAGATAATGTTAATATATTCGCTTCAGTAGCTTTAATTCCTACATTACGTAATTTCACATTGTCATCATTAGCTAATTCAATAAATAATTCTGGATTACGTTTAGCGAAAATAAGTAAGTCTCTTTTTAATTCGCTAGAAGATAAGTCAGATACTTCACTTCCGTATTCTGCTCTTAATACAGCTTCTGCTGCATCAATATCCATTTGTCTAGCTAAAGAAACTGCTTCAAATTCTAATTCAATCCAATCTATTTCATTAACAGAATTTCCAACAGGATCAAACTCGTAATATATTTTATCTTTTAATGGGTGATATAAAGAAAGTAATTTTTGTAATACTACATTTTCTTTTTTCACAGTTATTTGCCCGTCTCTCATTATGATTCTACCTAATGTAGAAGTTCCTTGTTGTTCATCTGCAAAGGGAGACTGCTGATTTGTAGCGTATCTTATTTCTCTTTGATACCCTAATTCTTTATCAAAATAAAGTAAAGGTTTTTTACTTGAATGTTTTGATGGTATTGTATATACTAAAGGAGATTTATTTGTTTTAAGAACATAAGTTCTATCTTTAAATTCCCAAGTTGGTTTCTTTTTAACTGGTGGTGTTGCCACAGCAGCTGGTTCTTGAGGCGCAACCTCAACTTTTTTTGCTGGCGCTTTTTTTGTTGCCATAATATAATAAAATTAAAAAAATTGATAAAGGTAATATTTACCCTCATCGATAAGACAAGGGTAATTATTACACTAATTTATACCTATGCTGGTAAGTTTTTCAATAACACAAAGTTATTAGCTCCTTGTACACATAAACATCTTTCTGATAAGAAGTGAACGTTCATTGCATCTTCGTCGCTTGTATAGTTTCCACCTACAGATCCAGTAATCCAAGATTTCATTTTTCTATCATCTGCTTCAGAAGCTCTGTAACGGATATGTAAGAAAGGTCTTGAAATATTTTTACCTAATTGTTGGTCGTAAACAGTAGAAGTTCCTGCTGGTACAATAACACCTTCAACATCTCCAACTAATCCACGAGTAGTTGAATCGTTTAAGTATTTCCAGTCAGTCTTATAAAAGTCATAAGAACCTCTTCTGAATCCTGAGAAACCTAAGTTTAAAGCCATATCTTCGTTATTGTCGAATACACCATAAGATGTTCCTCCAGCTCCGTAAGAATTTTGCTTAGCTAACATATTATCGATACCTAAAGAAGTAGCTCTATCTAAGAAAAGCATGTTTTCTTCAATCGCTCCTTGCTTATCTAACTCTTGTAAGATTGCATCGAAATCATCTAAACCATTAGTTCCACCAAAGTCTTGATCGTTGTACTGTAATCCTCTGCTTTCTAATGCAGCGAATAAACCTTCAGAACCTGTAAGTTCAGAACCACCACCAAATCCAGCACCTGGAGTAATTGGAGACGCAGCTTTTTCAGCTTCAATCATAGACATTTCTAATTGGTCTTCGAAACGGATTCTTGCTTCGTGCTCAGACTTTAAGTACCATAAGTAACCTGAAGTTCCAGACTCAGTTGCTACTTCTACCCATCCGATAGATGCAGTATCAGAACCGTTAACAGCGTATTTATCTCTTAAGATAATTGGTTTGTTGCTAAACTGGCTGAATGCACCGTCAATAGATGTACCAGCTTTTTCAGTTCCTTTTGCATATTCAGAACCGTATACAAATACTTTTACGTTTCCAGTACCAGTTACAGTTAATGCTCCAGCGTATCCAGCTACAGTTAAAGTAGCTACAGATCCAGAAACAGCAACGTTAGATACATATGCTTTTTCAACTACTAATCCAGCAGCATCAGCAACAACGATAGTTGCTCCTTTACCAATAAGGTTTTTACCTCCTGGAATTGTAATAGATGTAGCAGATACTACAGTAGCATCATCATAAGCTACGTGTAATCTTCCTTGCTCAGACCAAACTACTTGATCAGAAGCCATTGGCATCTCTGCTCCTACCATTCTTAAGAATCCTGATACAGTTCTGTTTCCGTATCTTTCAACTTCTTTTTCATACACTTCTGGTAAGAATTGTTGTGTAAATGTCATGTCAGCTAATGATAAATAGTTATCATTAAACAACGCTTGCGTTGGACGTGGCGTTAGGTGATTTAATGCAGCACCTGAATTGTTAATTGCCATAATTTTAATTTTTTAAATTAGTTATCGTTTTGTTCTTATTTTCAATTTTGAAGAACTCTGCCCACCAGATATTGATTTAACCGTCCAGCCATTAGAAGCAATAACATTCTCGTGTGAGCCCCTAGGGTTCATGTCAATGTTCTTAGCTTTCGAAACTACGTTTTTTAAAGCATCTGCTTTACCTTGTTCGTAGAAGTGGTTTGCAATAGCATCTGGATTCATAGCTGTAAATAAAGACTTGTGATACCCTGCGGCGTCCGACATTTCATTTTTATCGTTCAAGAACTTCTTGACAAAATTATTAATGTCACTTTGTTGTGTCTTAACCTGATCTACATTGTTAACTTTAAACCTAAATTTCTTTTCCCCAACTTTGTATTCAAAACCTTTGAATTCATCAGAGAATAGATTTTCTGTTTTCTTTTTAAATGTAGATACCTGTTGTTCAGCTAATTTGGTTTGCTCTTCATTTTCTTTTGTATAGCGATTGAAAAAGTCTACCGCTTTTTTTTGTTCTGGATTTAATTTAGACCCAGCTTTTATTTCGTCGTAATACTTGCTTTTTAAACTATCTAAATGATTCTTAGCTTTAGATAATGCTTGTTTACGTTCTAACTTTTTTAAACGAACATCACGTTCTTCATCGATGTCTTCGTCATATGAAAACTTATCTTCTATTAAGAAGTCAATATCCTCTTTATCTAAATCAGGATTTGTGCTTTCATAATATTCTCTTAGCAATTGATCTTCATTCAACTGAGAATAATCAGTGTTTAACTTTACGTAATCCTCAAGACTACCTCCAGTTTCGTTCATAAACTCAACTACCTTCTGTATATTCTCAGGTAATTCAACACCGTTTTCTTCTTCTTCAGCTATAGCTTCTTGTATCTCTTCATTAAGATCTTCTGCTTGTTCAGCTATTTCTTCCTCTGTTACCTCTTCAATTAAGTTTTCAGCAACAGTAGGTTCACTTTGCTCAGATACAACTTCTTCTTGAACTTCTTCAACTACTTGATTAACAGCTACTTCAGGTTCGTTAGTTGTTTCTGGAACAGCTTCTTCAGCTGGTTTGTTCAACTCATCCAAATTTACTTTGATGACACCATCGTCACTATAAGACATAGGTGCTTTAGTTTCTTCTGGTTGAGAAGCTACTTGTTCAGTATTTTCAACTGACTCATTATTAGTTCCTTCCATGATAAAATATTATATAATTATTACTATTATTATTACTTAGGCTCAAAGGAACCTAAGTTGAAATCACCGCTAAGTATATCGTTTCCTGCAGATTCGAAATTCTTAGGAGGTAAATTGTTTTGTCTTTGTTGTATTAATTCGCTTTGTTGAGTAGCCTGCAATTCAGTTCTTTTATCTTTACGATCTTCTTTTTCTTTAAGCTCTGATTTCTTATTATCCACTTCAATGCCTTTTAAACGCATATTCATTTCAAATTCTAATTGCATTAACTCTTTCTTTAATTTAGCTTCTTGCATTAGTTTTTGCTGATCTATTTGAGCTTTAGCTTGTTCGATAGCAATTTTCTGTTGTGTTAACGCTTGACCTTTTTCTACTTCAGCTTGAGCAGCTACTTGCTGAGCTTGAGCATTTGCATTAGCTTGTGCTTGTATATTCTCTTGCTGCATTTTTTGGTCGTTAAGCTGCTTTTCTTTTCTTCTTAATTTAAGTAATTGATTAGCTAGTTTAATATTTTTTATTTCTCTTAAATCGATAGCATCGGATAAATCAATTAACCCTGAAGATACAGCTGCTTGAATATTGTTTTCTAACACACCTTTTTCTTCTTCGTCAGGCGCTAATTCAATAAATATACCAAAGTCATATAAATGTAAATCTTTCATTTCAGATAAAACAGCAACGTTCTGGTTACCAATTTTATTAATAAAAGATTCTTTAGTTGGCGAGTATTCAATAATATCAGATATTCTTAATGATAAGTTTTCACATAAATCTGATGTTAAAAATAAACTACCATTTAATATGTGCCTTGTTGCTGTGTTTGAATTTGCAGCAGCTAACTTTTGCACACCTACTAAAGCTCTTGAATCAGGAGTACTTCCATCTCTAGCTTCATTTAATCCCGTTACGTCTCTAATCATTTGTAAGTAATAATTATACGTAGCTATTAAACTTTGCAGCTTAGCTCCTCCAGATCCTGATGATATTTCTTGAATAGGTATTTTACCTGGATTCATATCACCTTCTTGTGTAAATGATCTACCAATTACAGAACCTGTTTGGAAAAACATATTCAATGCCTCTTGTGGATTGTAATTTGTACCGTTACCTAAATCAACCTCAGCTAAACCATCAGCATCTAAATAAACACCATCTGGCACCATTCTAGACATTACTTGCTGTAACTTTAAATGCGTAAGCTGAATCATATCTGCAAACCCTGTTATACGCGATACGATACTCTCTATCTTACCTTTGTACATTCTAGGTGCAACAATACTGTAATTCATTTTAACCTTAGTATAATCGCTCTTAGGGCGTATCATATTTTTAGCTAGCTCCCACTTTAACATTCTACCACCTAATATCTTTACACCTTCGTATAATACTTCAAGTGATTGAGATAATTTAGCAATACCATATTCCGCTATGATTTCTTCTGGCGGATTAAAGGTATCATCTTTAGGTATAATTTTAGCAGCTCCTGTTGCTGTTTCCTTTACTTTATAAACATCATTAGCAAAAGTCTTATAGTTAAAATATAAAACCTGTACAGTATTAGAATCATCTTCGTCGTAGTTTGACAATGTTCGATCATAAAAACCGTTGTTACTCGATGATTGCGAAGATATTTCTTTTAAGTCTTCGTTAGTTAGATTTGGAAATTGCTTTTTTAATTCGTTTAGGTGTACTCTTCTTACTTCACCTACATAATATATATCATCAAAATAAGGCGATTCTGTATAAGACCATATTAAATTAGCAGGATCTACGTAATCAACTTTTACACCCTCTGATTTATTAAAATGATTTTTAACAGCTGCAATACCCAATGTAGTTAAATCGTAGTTGCATCTTCTTCTAACTAAATCGTACTTGTTACCATCAAGTAGCACGTTGATAGCTTGTTCTTCAGCGATTTCAACTTGTTGCTTGTAGCTTAGTTGCATGTGAAGCTCTAGCTCTTCTTTATTTTTAGGTAAGTTTTCTGGATCGTTTTCAAACAAATTCACTCCAAACTCTTGTGCAGCAAACTCATTTAATTCTTTTGTTTGCATATCACGTAACAAAGATTCCATATACTTCGTTCTTTTTTCAACTCCGTATGGATCTTGTGAATATGCTTTAACATCAAAAGATCTTTCT